GATGCTGAAGCCCAACTCGTAGGAGGTTCCTCATGGAACTCGACAAAGCAGTAGAAGAAGTGAAGACGGACATCCGTACCTTCACTGAAGAAACGATCACTCCGATCAAGGAGCGATTGGCATCGTTGGAAGAGCGCGACAGTTCTCCCGGTGATGAAGTGGTTGCCGACTTGGAGAAGCGACTCATTGATGGAGAGCAGAAGCTCGAAGCGATGAACGAGCAGATCCGATTGGCTCAAGTGAACAGCGGTCTTGTTGCCGCAACCGAGAAGAGCAGCGACCCCTTCAAGGGTTTCATCTTCAAGGACATCGACGCAGTTCGTCACGAGTTGCTTCACGGTGAAAGCCGCGCAGTGAATCTCACGTCGATTGGTTCGGCAGGCAAGATGACTGACGAGACCGCAAGTGCGTTTCTCGACTACGTTGTTGGCGATCAACCGACTCTCTCTGTGATTGAAACGAAGATGATGAACTCTCATACTTCGCGTCTTGATCGCATCGGTGTCGGTTCTCGTCAGTTGCGTTCGGGCGTTGAGAACACCGCAGTGGTAGATACCAACTCCATCTCGTTTGGAGCAAGGTCACTGGAAGTCACTGAAGCCGTGTGGGCCGAGGACATTTCGCTCTCGTTCCTCGAAGACAACATTGCAGGTCAGAATGCTGAATCGCAGATTGCAACAGTGGTCGCCAAGGCAATCGGTGAGGAGTTGAACGATCTCGCATGGAATGGAGATGCGACGACTAGCTGGCTTGGGATCAACTCAGGCTTTGAGAAGTTGTTCGTTGATGACACCGATACTGATGTGATCGACGAGAACATGAGCACGCCTCCGATTACAACTGCGGTTCCACTTCTCAATAAGTTGTACAAGGCAATGCCTGCCGAGTACCGGACGATCTCGGATCAGCGGATCTTCTGCTCTCCGCAGGTTGCGACTGCGTACATGGGTGAGCTTGGCGGTCGATCAACAATGCTCGGAGATCAGACTCTGGTTGGCGGTTCTGCTGGACTCGCTTACTTCGGCATTCCGATCACTGTGGATCGTCACATTCCAACGGACAACATCTACATGACTCCGGCGTCCAATCTCGTCTTCGGTATTCATCGAGATGTGACGCAGGAACTCGACTGGAATCCGCGCTCGCGTCAAGTCGAGATGACTGTCTCGATTCGCTTCGACTACCAGTACAAGTTCGGTGGTATTGTTGCGCGTGGTCACACACTCGACGTGATCTTCGATTGATGGGATCTGAGAACTCAAAGCAAGAGCGATGCGAGTTTTGCCAATGCCCTGTTGGTGAGATTGGCGTTCGTCCTTGCCTCGGTTCTCGTCTTCTCCATCTCGCAAAGAACTCTGTTCCGAGCGAGGTGGAGGAGTCTCTTCCGGTTATTGTCACCACCCTTAAAGCGTGTCAGGTGAAGATGAGATGAGCATTGTTCGCAAAGATGAGCTTGCTGAGTTTCTTGGCGTCGAGACAACTCCAACAAGAGCGCAGGCTTCAATCGACATTGCAGAAGCAATCGTCGCATCCTATCTGTCAATCAAATTTGATCGACGTGGCAACGCACTGCAAGAACACACGGTCAGTGAGCGAATCACTCCCGTCAGAAACAAGACGATTCTTGAAGTCAGTGGCGGCTACGTAACAGGCATTGAGTCCATTGCTTACAACGTGGTTGGCTACGAGCACACCAACGATGAAGTTGTCTATGACACTTCGACCTCAACGCCGACATTCGATTATGTCTTCAGTCCAGAGTTCAATGGTTGGGCAGTAGGCGGCAAGACAGCAACAGGTGAGCAGTTTGTATTCCAACGCGGTCAAGAGTATCGCGTGACGTATCGAACCGGATGGTGCGCGGGCAACGCTGCATACGAATGGGAATGGTTCCGCAACAACGCAGCCGACACTTGGGACGAAGGTGCTGATCGGTTGTCCTGGGGCTTCGTTGACGGCACAGCAACAACAACCAACGCAGCAAGCGCGTATCTCTTCGGCCCTCAACCAGTAACGCAGACTGAAGGCATTCATTACGAAACGGGTGGCAGTGTCACTGATGAGCGTCTTCTGTCTCCCGTTGTTTCGTTTAACGGTGCAGACTTTCCGTTCATCGTGACGCGGTTGAAACTGATCGAGGCATCGACAACAGGCTATCCATGCTATCGCGTGGGTTGGCTTGATGGTGATGGCAGGACTGGTTTCACGGGCAAGAAGACACAGCGAGGTGAAGAGAACTTCCTCCCTGATCGCATTCGTGCTTCAACCCTGAACTCAGATCACACTGGATACTCAACGCTTGTTTCTGACATGAGTTTCAATCCTGCTTCTGACATTGAAAAGCAGATGCAAGATCCTGCGCGTAGTTGGATTGACAAGACGATCACGCAGATCAGTCTTCAGTTATGGAATCTTGGCGCGAGTGATCCAAGTGGTGCTCTCTACGTTCTGGACTACGTGCGTATATGCGATGGCACTGCAAGGATGCCTGAAGCGATCAAGATGGCTGTTCTCGAAACGGCGCGTGCAATAAGAGATGGATCAAGCAACGGTGTTCAGTCCGAGAGCATCGGTGATTACTCAAAGACGATTGCATCGAACGAAGCATCCAAGGTGATCCCTTCCTTGGCAAGAACAATCCTAGATCCATACAGAAGGCCGAGCTGGTGAGCATAGATCATCTTCTAAATACGACTGCTGATATGAAGCGACCTTCTGCTGGCTACGATGGGATGGGCAACGTGAACTATACGTTGAGCACATTTTCGAGTGACCACTCTTGTCGCATCTCTCAGTCGATGCCAGTTGATGTCACTTCAGGTCCGGTTGAGTGGTCAGAAGCAAACGCGATGGTCTACGTGATGAGTGGGACAGTGTTCAAGCGTGACGATGAGGTTCATCATGGTGCAGAGGTTTACACGATCATCGGGATCAAGACTCCGAGTGTAAACGATCATCATACTTCTCTTGTCTGCAAGGTGAACACAAATGAGCAATGACTGGAAGCTCACATGGAATGGCAAAGAGATTGGCGAGATGGCTGCCAAGCGTCTCAAGGTCAATGCTGAGAAAGCGGCAAGAATGATTGAAGCGGACATCGTGAGATCTCTTTCTGTCGGGCAAGATGCAGTCAGGCGCGGTGATGGCTCCTTGATGGGTCTTGATCCGTCAAAGCCTGGACAGCCTCCGCATCTCTTGACGGGTCACCTGAGACGATCCATTGATCATCGCGTAGAGAAGCATCCAAAGCACATCGACATCTTCGTCATTGCCGGTGCGAGCTACGCAAGAGATCTTGAGTATGGGAAGGAAAGTGACTCTGACTTCCGAGGCAGGATTCTTCCAAGACCATTCATGCGTCCTGCACTTGCCAGAAACAGAGACAAAGCGATCAGTATGCTTGTGAAGAACTTGTTCAGCAGGCAGGGCATCTCAGATCGAAGAAGGCGAACGTAATGATCGACTTGACCAGGGCAATCGTGGACTACTTGCGAGCTGACACAATACTTTCTGTCAAGCTCGGCACGTTCATGGGACATGCTGCTGTCTTTTCGTCTTCGCCGGTTCCTACTTCAGTCAAGAAACCTTTCATCGTGACAGTATCAATATCCGATGTAAATTTAGAGACAAAGAACAGGACGGTTCGAGAGATTACTCAAGACATCGCAATCTACGATGACAATGACGGGAGTCCTTTGGTGATCGAGGAGATCTCCGAATACTTGAGAGAGAAGTTCAGAGCACCGTTTGCCGTTCCAGATTGGTCGATGAGTGGTTTGAGTTTGAGCGGACCTGTTCTGAATGATTCAGAGCATTTTTACGGAAGAGTTCTTACGGCAAGAGTGGTTCTTGACCGTTAGGAAAACAAACGCAGGAGGAAGGCAAGATGGCAGTAGTAAATGGTAATACGATTCTATTGAAGATCGGGGCGAATGTGATTGGATCGCAGAGGGGTGTGAGTTTTGAAAGTTCAGCAGAGATGCTCGACATTTCAGACAAGACGGATGACGATGCAGTGTTCATTCCTGGCAAGCGGACAGACACTGTTTCTCTTTCTAGCTTCTACGATGTTGGCGATACAACCGGCTATGGGGCATTGCGAACTGCATACGAAGCAAACACTCCAGTGACGTTGTTCTGGGCTGAAGGTGGAACAAATCTCAAGACGAATACCACTTCCTACATCAGTTCGTTGTCGGTGAGCGCACCGGAGCATGGTCCGGCAGAGACCGAGGTTTCGCTTCAAGTAAGCGGTGGTTGGTCTGCTGCACCATGAGCATGACTGCTGACCAACTGCGTGGTCGAGTGAGCATCCTGATCGACGGTGAGGAGAAGTTCCTTCGCTTCGATCAGGGTGCGCTTTCCAGTTTGATTGACCAACTTGGGATTGAAGGCATGAGTGCGATTCCTTCTGCGATCTCTTCGTTGGACATTGAGACATTGATTGCTCTTGTCTGGGCTGGGCGACTGTGGGAAGAACCGGAGTCGAAGATCGAGGATGTTCGTGGTTCGTTCTTCCCGATGCTTCCGACTTACAACTCTGCAATCGAGGCGATGAACCTTGCGTTGTGGGGTTCACTTGAGCCTGCATTCGGTGGCAGCGATGACGATGTGGACCCTCCGATGGCGAAAGCCGAGAGTGGGACTTCATCGACGCAAGAGACTATGCAGTAATCCATCTTGGTTTCGACATTGATGGCTTCTGGCGTTTAACGCCAGCGGAGTTGAACTCATTATCGGGGGCATACGGGAAGAAGTGCAAGACTGACTTTGAGACGTTAAGGGCATCCGTTTACTGGGCCGAGTCATTGGCTCGAACGAAGCGTCTGCCTGACTTCCAGAGCTGGATACATCCTCCGAAACCTGCAAGAGCGTTAACGGGTGAGGAGGCCGAAAGACGGAAGGCAGAGCATGAAGAGGATGTCGCCATGATGGAGAATTTGATTGCGAAGAGTGAGCAAGCAAAGAGCGAAGAGGGATCTTCCGTAGATGGCTGAACCAATTGGCGAACTCGAACTAAACCTTCGGGCCAAAATAGGCGACCTTGAACGCGACCTAAAGAAAGCAGAGGGTCGAGCGAACACTGCTGGCAAACGCATTGCGCGCAACATGCAAGGTGCGTTCAAAGGCATTGGTGCAATTCGCGTCAAGCTCGGCTTGCTTGTTTTTGCTCTTGTTCAGATTGCTTCGTTAGGTCCGATGAAGAGACTGGTTGAAGGCTCTCTTGAAGCGGCAGATGCAATCGGAAAGACCGCTGACAAGTTAGGCATCTCGAACTCTGCATTGCAGGAGTTTCAGTTTGCAGCGGTACAAAGTGGAGTCAAGCTTGAGACTCTAAATATGGGATTGCAGCGTTTCGGGCGTCGAAGCGCAGAAGCTGCTTCAGGCACTGGTGAAGCGCGTGATGCGCTGAAGCAACTAAAAATAGAACTCACAGACGGGCAAGGCGCACTTCGTTCAACAGAAGCTCTATTTGTGGATTCGATGAAGGCATTAGCGGACATCGAGAACCCACTTGAGCGGGTGCGCCTCGGATTCAAATTATTTGACTCAGAGGGGGTTGCTTTAGTCAATCTCGCAGGCAACCTGGGCGAGCTTCGCGATGAAGCGCAGAAGATGGGAATCGTTCTCGATGACGAGGTGATTGCAAAGTCGAGCGAGACGAAGGACACGCTTTCCGCGTTAGCCAAAGTGACAAGCGCACAACTGACTCCTGCGCTTTCCGATCTAGGTGGTGGTGCGCTGATTGCGGTTGCAGAACAACTCGCGGCAGCGGCGTTCTGGGCAAACAAGATGTATCGGTCTTTTGCTGATGTCAACAATCTAGGCTTGAGCAACCAACTAATAAAGCGAGCAGATTTAGCAGAACGGTTAGCCACAGTAAACGAATTGCTTGGCAAAGGCGAGAAGGCTGTTCAGCACGCCTACCGGCATACGGTAAAAAGTGAGGAAGCATTGAACCATGCCCATTCCCAACGGCTCGCACTCACATTAAAAATTGAAGAGGCAGATAAAGCAATCGCAAATAATCGAGCAAAGCGCGATGCCGCAGACAAAAAGATCAGTGGCGGCGGCCCTCCGGTTTTAGATTTGAACGCCGGAAAGGCAGAAGACAAAGCTCGAAAGGAACGCAAGAAGATTGCCGAGAAGGCTTTTGAAGATCTTCGTGCTATGCGCGCAACGGATATACAGAACATAGATCATGCAGCGAATGAGAAGATCGCCAAACTCGAAAAAGCAACCAAAGAAGAACTAGCTCTTTACGGAGGCAAACAGGAGGCAATAGATGCGATAAATGCTGCTGCTCAAATAGAAAAAGACGCAGTGAACGCAGAAGCTCACGATAAGATGATAAAACTTCTTGAGAAAGAAGTTGCTCTTGAAGATCGCAGAGCAGAGAAGATCAAGGACATGCGCGATGGAATACATCAGGAGTTCCTTGAGGCTACGAAGACCGAAGAAGAGATGGTCAGAATCAATCTCGCAAACGATGTTGCGGAACTCGAAAAGAACATCAACGAAAAGGGTTACCTTCAAGCTCAGTTTGCAGAAGACAAGGTAAAGCTCGAAAAGATAGCCGAGGAAGAGATTAGAGATCTACGCAGCGGCAACCTCGACCTTGAGAAGAAGTACATCGACGAGCGAACGAAAGCATTCGAGGATTCATACGGATTCATACGCGATGGCTTTGCTGATGCGATGGCAGACATGCTGATTGACGGTAAGTTCAACTTCAAGGCTCTCTACCAGTCATTCTTGCGAGAGTTTGTGAATCGAGCAGTTGCCCGTCTCGCTGGCTCCGCTTTTGATTTCCTGGCGAACTTGGGTTCTGTCGGCGGCAATATCGCGAAGAACACAACGGGCGGTTTCGCGGATGTGGAAGGGGTTGCAGCCAACGGTGGTCCGATCAGCGGACCTACTTTGGTCGGGGAGCGTGGCCCTGAGTTATTTTTACCGGGAATTTCAGGCTTCGTCGCCAACAACCAAACACTCAACAAGATGGGTGGAGGTGGTGGCGGCAACGTATCAGTCACGGTCATCAACAACACTGGCAAAGAGACATCGACAACAGAGCGCGATGGTCCCGGTGGTTCCAGGGAGATCGAGGTCATGGTTGGCAAGGCAATCTCGAAGAACATTTCAAGAGGTGGTGACGTGGATCAAGCAATCAGAAACTCGTATGGTGTGAATCGAGTTGGGAGGCATGGAGTCTAATGATTTGGCCTTTCGATTCGACGGTTGCTCCGATGTACGGATGGACTGAAGTCCCCGGCACGAGCACCATCAGAACAGAGACTGACTCCGGTCCTGCGAAGACGCGAAGACGCTTCACGTCTGCACCTAGTCAGTTCTCTTTGCAGTTTGCGATGAGCACTGCTCAAGCAACTCGACTCATGCAGTTCTACACGAACGGAGTTGCTGACACCTATGCTGGTACTTCTGGTGGTGCTAGGACTTTTGGTGGCTTGAATCATCC